TCCCCATCTTCTCTTTTCTCAAAATACTCTGCCTTTGATTGATAATTAGGATTAGTTTTTAGAGATTCTACAAAATGTTTTTGCACTCTAATCTTCTTTTTAAACATTAGTGTCCAAAATTTAAAAAAGTAATTATTAAATGATTCAGGCATATATTTAGACATCCCTTTAATAAAATACAAATACTTCCAAAGGTTTGATCTTGGTGCCCATTTTCTACAATCCATAGTACAGTACATAATTTCATTTCCTTCATGCGAAAATTCGAAAATCTTTGAATGTATAAATTTAGGCCTGCTATTGCTAGGCTTATGAATCAATTCATTAGGTAAAAGTTGGCATAACTTAGCAAAAAACTTTTCTAAAGGATTCTGTAATAATTTTGTTTTATCTGACATTACATAAATCTCTCTAGATCCTTTATATTGTTCCTTGTCTTTTAAGTCAAACTCGAGACATAAATCTTCTGTTTTATTAATTTGATCTATAAAATTTTTCTCAAATTTGCTCATTGTTTTGTTGAATTTGATAGGATCTTTTGGGATATCATCAAGAATATCCTTTAAAGGAATATTCAATTTTTCAAAAATAACATCATGGCCTTTCTTGCCCCAGAAGGTTCCAGTTGAGTCTCTCATCCCTTTACTTGTACTAATTTCAGTAAAATTTCTAGTTAAGATATCATTAAAACTTTCATGCAATTCTGCTTGACTCTTAACACCAGAGATAAAAGAACCTACATAATCTCCGACTAAATAAGACATGTTAGGATCAAAATTAAAATCATTATCTTCCAATCTATTAAAATAATTATCATCTAAAGTAATTTTAGTTTTATCTAAGACAACCTGAGGATCCAGACTACCAACATGTTTGAAAAAATAATCATGAGTGTCTAAAACAGATTTTATATTATTTAAATGTTCATTATAAGGGTTAAAAGGAGCTTTTGCCATGAAAATGTTTTCTTCAAATCTCTCTGCCATTAGATCAAAATTATCTATTGATTCGAACCAAACCAAGTCAAATAATTTTTTATTTTTTGCTTGTTTAAAGATGTTGACATAATTCTGTGCAAAGGATCTTTGCAGCATATAGATCAAGGTATCACTATCTGCAATAGGCATTCCTTCAATAAGAGTTAAGATATCTGAGTGTGTAGACAAAGAATTAAGATAAATATATCTAAGAGTTGAAAGCCAAACTTCTAATTTTCTTTTTTGAGATAACATACACAATATTTTAATACTTACAAATTTGTTAAAATCTTCTGAAGTTAAATCAGATTCAAGGTAAGAGCTGATATAATAATTTGAAAAATTATGATAAGTTTCAAATCCTTTCTTTAAATAGGTCAATCTTAAATTTCTCCAAGGTGTCAATAGATATCTTTGGTTATTATGTAAGATTATTGTGTTACTTTCAGAATTACATAAAATCGACTGAGTTTCTGTTATCGGCAACAACAACCTGAAGAATCTACTATAGCGTGTTGTTTTTATCTTTTTCCCTCCTTTGAC